ATATTAATATACTTATAACATTACTTTTAATAGTGTATTTAACTTCTATGTTCCCCTACTAGGGTGTACGGATTAGCCTTAGAAGTCTGTCTAAGAAGTGGGGTCAGGCTTCTTAGTAAACACAATTATTTCCTTTATAGAATATTGTATCATACTTTTACTTGACTTACAATAGTATGTCTAATTATTTATCTAATTTCTTTCACTTTAGAGTCTAAACTCTAATTATTTGTCTAGTACTTATCCTTAATTGTATACACTTCTGTACACATTTTAGGTACTTTGTAGTCTCTACTTCTTTTCCTTTGTAGATCAAGCACTTATCTTAGTCTCATCTGTCCCTAATTAATTCTTTTTTGTGTACTTTAGAGGCTCCCACAAAAGTAAACTCCCAAGCCATGACCCTCCCCCCAGTCACTTTGTAGTTAGTACTCACTTACAAGTCACTCGAAAGCTAAACGTTAATGAGAATCATTCGCATTTAGAGTGACTGAGTAGTTCATGTTGTGACTAAGTAGTCTAGAAAGTTACTGCGTAGGGGACGATGTAGCACCTATTAAGGCATACCTATACTGGTAGGGGTATATACTCTGGAGGGTATACAGTGTAGCATAAAAGCAACACTAAAGTTATCCACAAGATAATCACAGGCTGTGGATAAGATACTCCTAGGGGTATACAGTTATGCACAGACGTTCCACTGGTTAGGTCTTATATAAGAGTTGAAACTGTGGATAAGTATCACTTGCAGTGTTGATAACATTTGCCAAGGGGTCAGTGACCAAAACAGGAATAATCGCTCAGAGGCCGTTCTAAGGGCTTCTAGCCACTATGAAGAAATCTCACACAGTCTGTGAGAATAAGTACAGATAAACTGTAGATTGTAAGGTTCATGTAAGGTAGGACTGGACAATAGAGGTCATGGAAGGCAAGGAGCTGACCAGTTAACCACTAGGAGAGCATTATGGCTATTAATGAAATTGGATATGGTCACATTATCAGCAGAGAACGTGATTATATACTTTCAGAGACTGAGTACTATTCACCTGAGGGTGTCCGTAAAGGATGGGCACTTGCTAAGAAAATAGGAAACTATGAGTTTCAATATATTGCTGAATATGATGATGAAGTTGAAGCGCATCATCAACTTTACAAACACGCTGGAGTATAACATGAGCAAAGAAACACTCTATGATGTACTCTGCGCAGTATCCATCGGCCTACTCTTGGCAGTAGGTGCTCTCGCATACTTTGACGTCTTAGTCGCATAAGTAAGACGTGTCACGTCGGAGACAGCCTATTGTGTAGCAGTGTGACAGACTGCTATGCACTGCACTGTCGCAGTACTTCAAAGGCTACGGCCTAACTTTAAAGAGGTTAAACCATGAAAACAACCGTCACGTTCTCTGACTTTATACAAGCTTTTAAGGCTATTCGTCCTGATAACTTCAGTCACGAAGGTTTGGAGCAATTATGGGATTATTTTGAGTCCTATGAGAGAGATACAGGCGAAGAAATTGAATTTGACGTTATCGCTATTTGTTGCGAATATAGTGAACAAACTTGGCAAGCCATAGCATCAGATTATGACGTTGACATTGACGAAAATGAGAATGAGGAAGAACAAGCCCAGCAGGTAATGAATTATCTGTGTGATAATACAACAGTAATTGGATCAACCTCTAAAGGTTCTTTTATATATCAAAACTTCTAAGAATATATCAAAATGAATACTAAACTACTCAAACACACTCGAGAGCTATTCAAAACCTATAACGTCCCTGAATCGACTCGGAGAGAATACCGCCTTAAATGGGTTCGCTCAGTGCGTCTAATGGGTGACAAGTGGCTATTGGCTAAGCCAGTGCAGAGACTTACACCTCTGAAGGGGACTCTAGATGTATAAGATTGTGTCTATATCCTCAGGCATTGTAGTTGCAACCTTTAATAAGCTATCATTCGCTCAGGAGTGGCTCCAAGATAACAACAATCTAGAGGGTCAACCTGCAAACCTTTATAAACTTGTCATAACTCGAAAGGGAAAACAATCATGAGTACTGTAACTTTTACATTTGACACTCTATTGGCTGACAGTAGGGCTTTGGTGTCAGTATCCTGTGAAGTTGATCAAGATGGTGACATTGTAGAATTCAACCATGTACTTTATGAGGGCTTTAATGTCTTCGATGTACTGTCTGACAATCAGTGGACTGAGCTAGAATGGGACGCTAAAAAGGCCTATGACTTGGAATACACTGAACAACAGACCATAAACCATGACTTAGAAGCCATCTATGGCCTCTCTAAGCCTTCATTTCACATCAGGTAAGGGGTAGGTAGCCATGTTATCAGAAATTGACTTAAAAGACTGGATTGAGCAACCCTCAGTCCCATTGTATGACGTACCCAAGGAGACACCAATTAAGACTCACTTTGGTTTGTTATGGTTCAAGCACATTGACGGGGCTTATAGCCTCTGTTATGATGTCCAAGGCAACCCAGTCCACATGAGGGCTTGGGCAACAGTTAACCCTTTCAAGCGGAGGAAATGACATGATCATGAATGAATATTGCTATCAGGTAAGCCCAACAAGGACTATTTGGGTATGTGCTGCAAGTGAAGATGAAGCCATTGACAAGGTGTATCAAGAGCTAGGTTATGACCCTGATGACATGGACCTAGTTGAAGTACTGGAGGATGTCTAATGCGCTGTCTATGCTGTAATCATGCTTTAACAGACTTTGAGAGCACCCGTAAGCACGCTGTTACAGGGATGTTCTTAGACCTATGCCAACAATGCTTTAAAACTGTACAGAGTGACTCACACCTGCCTACAAAGGATAGGCAAGACTTACTCTCAGCTGATGACATGGACGATACAGTCGATAGTGAGGAGGAAGACAATATAGACACTACTGACAGTAGGGATTATTGAGTAGGGGCTTGACAGAATCTTAAAAGTATGCTACCCTAATACTTTAGAGTAACTACAGAGTACCTAAGACATTAACATATAAGTTAATATAACTATTAAAGTATATATTTATATATTTACTTATAAAGTTACTTTAAAGTGTGGAAGTTTCATAATGCAAAATAGACACTAACCCATGAAAGGATAATTTATGTCTATAGAACTTATTGATGACAATGAACTTGATGTTGTCGAATATGAGTGCTGGTATTGGTCTGTCATTGACAGTATGGCTGATTTAATCATTAACAGTGGTCGTGATAAGGTAATGTCTCATGTAGCTGAGGCTGTCTTGACTAAGATCAGTAATGGTCATGTCTCACCCATTGACGCTCCGTTGGATGACCCACTGCCATGATGATGGCTTTGTTTGTCTTCATCGTAACTATGATTAAATTGGTACTAAGCAAATGAACATTGACCCAAACAAACCTTGGCCTTTCCCATCTAACATTGTGGGTGGCGACTCAAGTATCAAAGCTTTGGCTGATATGCTGTCCATGTTAGAGGATTTCACGGCTTTTCAGCTTCGTGGCGACATCTACTATGGCTACCCAGATAAAAAGGCTCTAAAGACCATTGAGGGTCTTAGATGTGCCCTTGGCACGGGAAAGGCATTAGATGAAGCTTAACCTCGTACGAAAGCCTCGACCTGAATCTAAGTTCCTAAAACACGTTCCATGTGAACATTGTGGTAGCTCAGACGCAGGTGCTGAGTATGACGATGGACACTTCTACTGCTTCAATTGTCATCACCATGAGCATGAAACAGATGCTTGTAACTTATCAGTCATGCAACAGGCTGTACAGCCACGAAAGACTCAAATGTTAGAGATTAAAGGGACTATTAAAGCGATACCTGACAGAGGTATTACCTTACAAACCTGTGAAAAGTATGGAGTTACTCAAGATGCAGAGCACCATTATTACCCTTACACGGATGCAGGAGGTAATCGAACAGCTTTCAAAGTACGGAGAACAGCCGACAAGACTTTTAGTATCAAAGGAGACTTTAAAGATGCTACACTCTTTGGACAACAGTTATTCCATGCTGGGGGAAAATACATCACGCTTTATGAAGGAGAACTTGATGCTCTCGCAGGATACCAGCTTACAGGATCTCAATGGCCTAGTGTCTCAATTAGAAACGGCGCTCAAGCAGCCTTAAAGGACTGTAAAGCTCAGTATGAATGGCTTAACACCTTTGAAACAATAGTGATCTGCTTTGATGCTGATGAGCCGGGTAAGAAGGCCTCTAAAGAGGTTGCTGAACTGTTCGGACAGAAGGCTAAGATCGTTAAGCATTTGAGTGGCTACAAAGATGCTTGTGACTATCTAATTGCAGGAGCTAATAAAGAGTTCGTTAATGAGTGGTGGAGAGCTGAGACTTACGTACCTGATGGGATCATCAATGCAGCCTCTCTGTGGGAGGAAGTGATTAAACCTGAGGCTAAGGCTGAGGCTATGTATCCTTGGAAGGGCTTGAATAAGCTTCTCTATGGTATGCGTCCTTCTGAGTTGATCACAGTAACTGCAGGTTCAGGCTTGGGTAAGAGTCAGTTCTTACGAGAGATATTGTTTAACATTCTGAACACTACGAAGTGGAACATTGGAGGATTATTCCTTGAAGAGTCCACTCGGAAGACAGCTCGAAGTATCATGAGCTTGCACGCTAACAAGTTGTTACACTTACCTGACACACCTACAACTGAACAGGAGCTTAAAGATGCTTTCGATGCAACTCTTGGAAGTAATCGCATTTATTTATTTGATCACTTTGGCAGTAGTGATGTGGACAACATTGCTAACAGAATCAGATATATGGCTAAGGCTTGCGATTGCAGGGTTATATTTCTTGATCACATTAGTATTGTTATATCTGGTCAGGACAATGGAGATGAGCGTAAAGCTATTGATAACATGATGACTAAGCTTCGTACACTGGTACAGGAGTTAGAGATTACATTGATCTGTGTATCACACCTACGGAGGCCACAAGGAAATGCAGGACACGAAGATGGACAATCAGTATCCCTCTCTCAACTTCGAGGATCTGGAGCTATCGCACAACTTAGCGATGCAGTCATTACACTTGAACGGAACAGCATGGCTGAGAGTGAGCTGGAACGACACCAAACAAAAGTTTCAGTGGCAAAGAATAGATATAACGGATATACTGGCCCCGCCTGTGTCTTGAAATACGACATGGATACTGGACGTATGATAGAACTTGAAGAGGAAACATTATGACAGACGAACAAAGATTGCAAATGATTACTGACCAGCTTATCTTGGTGCGTGACAATTTGTTTCGTGGCATGAGTAAGTCAATGCAGAAGCTACAAGCACGAAGCATCAATGAAGTATTGGAGTTGCCAAACCATACGCAATCCCCATTAGCACAACTGGTCTATGAGTGCAGTCGCAGTCACCCACATGAAAACATGGACGCCTTGTGTGAACTGAGAACAGAGATTGCTCGGCTGACCAATGAGAACGCTAGGCTCAAGGGGAAGAACATATGAGCAAGTCAGACGGAGGTAAAGGCTCAACACCTCGTCCATACAGTGTGACTCAGGCTGAGTATGAAGCTCGTTGGGACTTAATTTTTGGACGGGATAAGCCTAAGGAAGAAAAACCTGAAGAAGAACAACATGAGGAGACTGAAGATGAGTAGTACCTTAATTGCAATTGTAGGTGTTGTCTATGCTGTAGTGGCTGTAGACTTGATCATCAAAGGGAATACAGGTCTGGGTATAGCCTTTGTAGGCTATGCTTTGGGTAATGTTGGACTGTACATGGAGGCAAGTGCAAAGTGACTAAATCTGTACCTAAGTGGATGCAGCGAATGATTGACATTGGTATTCATCCGGATATCATTGCACAGAGAGCTGAGAAGCGTAGGCTTAGAGATCGTGAGTGGGCTTTGAAGAACAAAGAAGCTAAGGCTGCTCATAAGAGAGCTTACAGAGCTAAGAAGAAAGCTACAGCTTATCAAGGTGTGATTATCAAGAGTGTGTATCGTCCTAACTGGAAGGAAGCTCCTGTGTATGAATGCCCTGAATTGACTTATCGAGGTAAAGCATGATGGACTTAGACAAAATAGCAGGTAGAATGCTTGACTTGGAAAGTAAGTACTATGAGTTGCAAGACAAGTATCAACTGCTTATCCATCACTATGAAGACTTGAAAGCTGAATATGAAGCGTATCGTGCTAGACATCGAGACAACATTAGATCACAACACGATCTGGATGGCTGTAACTAAGGACATAGACACTGGAGAAGTTAACGTATGGAAAGCACCAGAACCATTAAAGCTGTATCTAAAGGACGTCACCTTGATCTGCGGACACAATCTAATCGGATTCGATGCAGTGATCCTGAATCGTATCTGGGGGACGAAGATTCGCTTGAGCCAGATCTACGACACGCTTATAGCAAGCCGTCTACTAGACCCCTCGATAGAGAATGGGCACAGTCTAGACGCTTGGGGAGTAAGACTGGGAAGGAACAAGATTGATTACACAGGGGTATGGACATGGTTGATGGACAGACGAGAGGACTACAAAGGTGAGTGCTTTAATGTTCCTCACATGGCTCTTCTGGAGCATTATTGCATTAGGGACGTTGAGGTCACTTGTGATCTTTACAAGCATCTTACTAATGAATTCACTAAGAAAGACTTTTCACAAGAAAGTATTATCTTGGAGCACAAAGTAGCAGCTATCATTGCTGAACAGGAACGTAATGGATTCAAACTGGACTTACCCTATGCAACTTGTTTACTTGCTGACATCAAAGGAAAGATGGCTGGAATATATGAGCAAATGCAACAGAGATGGCCTCCAGTCATCACTCCAAGGTTCCACAAAACCAATGGAAAGCCTATCAAAGATGCCGTTGATACTTTCAACCCCGGAAGTAGACAACAAATCGGACAGAAGCTGATGGAGCTAGGATGGAAGCCAACTAAGTTGACCCCAACAGGACAACCTATAGTGGATGAGGACACTTTAAAGGACATTAAGTTCCCAGAGGGTCAAATTATTGCTGAGTATTTGATGCTACAGAAACGTGTAGCTCAGATTGAAAGCTGGTTAGAAGCTGTAGGTAAGGACGGCAGGGTTCACGGTAAGGTGATAACGAATGGAGCTGTTACAGGTAGGATGACACACAGTAGTCCTAACATGGCACAGATTCCAAATGCAGGTAGTATCTATGGGAAAGAATGTAGAGAATGTTGGACTGTGGAAGCAGGTAATGTATTGGTTGGTTGTGACGCTAGTGGCCTTGAGTTGCGTATGCTTGCACATTACATGAAGGATGATAGCTATGTTAAGACAGTCACTGAAGGATCATCAAAGGATGGAACTGATGTACACACGCAGAACCAGAAAGCTGCAGGTTTGCAGACAAGGGATCAAGCGAAAACATTTATTTACGCATTCCTATACGGTGCAGGGCCAGCTAAGATTGGTTCCATTGTCGGTGGTAATGCTAAGGCGGGACAGAAACTTATTGACTCCTTCCTTGCGAACACACCTGCCCTACAACGTCTTAGAAGTACGGTTAGCAAGTATGCGAGTAAGGGCTTTGTACCGGGGCTTGATGGTCGTAAGATATGGGTACGCTCGGAGCACGCAGCACTTAATTCCTTGCTTCAAGGTGCAGGTGCAATCGTTATGAAGAAAGCTTTAGTATTATTTTATGATAAGACTAAGGCTAATAAGTGGCCTGTGAAGCTAGTAGCTAACGTCCATGATGAGTTTCAGATGGAAGTTTCTAAGGAATATGCTACAATAGTAGGTGAGGCTGCTAGGAAAAGTATCATTGAAGCTGGTGAACACTTTAAGCTTCGTTGTCCTTTAGATGGGGAGTTTAAAATTGGTAACAACTGGCGAGAAACCCATTAAAGTGGGTAAACAACAGATTATCTTTGATGTTGAAGGGGAAACTTTCAAGATCAAGATAGGAGAGGATCTGGATCTAGAAGAGGTATACACAGTGCTTTTATCGGCTGTTGTATACTTGGAAGATCTAGCATTGGGTATGGTAGCTCACCCAGAATCTAAAGAGCTACATTAAAAAAGGAAAATGAAATGAGTATTGATAGCATGAAACCCGTTAAAGTTGCTGGTGAGTTGTACTGGTCTAACTGGATGAAAGAGTACAACACTAAGTTCAACGAAGCTAACGATAAGTATGAGTGCACATTGGGACAGTTGAGCGATGCTGCAGCAGCTAAGCTTGAAGAGTTAGGTATCAAGATCAAAGACAAAGACACAATGGGTAAGTTCATTGTTGGTAAGTCTAAGTTTGTATTCGAGCCAGTCACTGAAGATGGTCAACCTGTAGACATCAGCAAGATCGGTAACGGTACTAAGTGTTATGCTTTGGTGTCTTCATACCGTCACAAGATGTCAGCTAAGTTCGGTGCTGCACCATCTATTAAGAAGGTGGTGATCACTGAGCTGAAGGTGTATAACCCTGAAGGTAGCGATGATCGTATAACTGAAGAACAGTTAGATGACATCCTCTAAAATAAGTTAAATAAAACTTGACAAATTATCTCCAATAGTGTAGAATACTGTTGTATTTTATATTTATTGGAGGTAGCATGAAAACAGAACGAAAAGTAACTAAAAGAGATAGTAAAGGTAAGATACTTGAGTATGTGTTCCTAGTGGACGGAAAAGAAGTTCCACAAGGATTTAAATATTGCTCTCAATGTACTAACATATTATCTATTGAGTTATTTTCATCTAAAGGCGGTTCTTGTAAGAGTTGTGCGAATGAAAGATCAAGAGCATACTACAACAAAGCCAAAACAAGTCCTGAATGGGTGGATAAAAGAAACAATAAAGTAGCGAAACATGGCCTTGAAAAGAAACAAAAAGCCATTGACTATTTAGGTGGTAAATGTGTTGATTGTAATGGTGTCTTTCCTACTTCTGTTTATGATTTTCATCATTTAGATCCCAGTGAAAAAGAATTCAATCTTGGAAACATTCTGCGTAGAAAAGATTTTGAATTCGTAGAGAAAGAACTATCAAAGTGTGTTCTTCTCTGTGCAAACTGCCATCGTATTAGGCACTTTGAAGGAGGTAAGAAATGAAATTAGATCGACCGCTAGAAGCTATTGTAGATGCTGATTTCCTTTAGCTAGTTTATAAGATCGGCTTCTCTAATGAGGACGAAGAGGAAAGATGGGCACTAAATCGACTCACTGAATGGTTTACCGACATCATCTATATGCGCTTGAAGTGTGATGACTACAGAGCTTGGATTACAGGTAAAACTAACTTTAGATTCGAGGTAGCTACCACCGTTCCTTACAAGGGGAATCGTAAAGATGCTCCTAAGCCTAAGCACTATGATGCACTACGTAAGCACCTACTAAAGCTAGGAGCTGAGATGTCAGACGGTGAAGAGGCTGATGATGCTGTAGCTATAGCATCTGCTCAAGGTAACTACTGGATAGTTCACGTTGATAAAGATCTAGACCAGTTACCCGGATGGCACTACAATCCTGTAAAGGATGAAGAGTACTATGTTACCGAGTTTGAAGGCTTGTACAGTTTCTACAAGCAGATCTTAACTGGGGATAGAGTTGATAACATCGAAGGAATCAGAGGTATTGGCCCTGTAAAGGCTGATAAGATCTTGAAAGACTGTACAACTGAAAGGGAACTATATGATGCTTGCCTCAAAGCTTATTCTGGAGACTCTCAAAGGGTACTGGAGAACGGGCAACTACTGTGGTTAAGAAGAGAGACAAACCAGATGTGGCAACCACCTTCATCCTCGCAGGATCTAAGTGGCACGTAAACTACTTATGTCACATGGAAGAGATGGGTAAGTGTGATCCTGAAAGGCAGACTATCCACCTACGAATGGACATGAATAAACAAACTACTGAGCAGACCTTCTATCATGAGTTAGTTCACGCTATCTTGTTCACAATGGGTAAACTAAACCACGATGAGGAGTTTGTCGATACCTTTGGAGCTTTCCTCCATCAGTATCAGCTCACGAAGGAGTCACATGAAAGCTAAGAAGTTAACAGCTAAACAAGTGGCTTTGAAGCACGGGTTCAGGTCAGGATTGGAAGACAGGATAGCTGAGAGTTTAACCGTTGCAGGTATTCCATTTGAGTATGAGAAGCTAGTAGTTGGTTACACTCAACCAGCTAAGGAACGTAAGTACACTCCTGACTTCGTACTCCTAAACAATAGTATTATCATCGAGAGTAAAGGAAGATTTATAACAGCTGACAGACAGAAGCATCTAATGATTAAAGAGCAGTATCCAGACTTAGACATTAGGTTTGTATTCAGTAACTCTAAAGCTAAGCTTTCAAAGCTAAGTCAGACAACATATGGTATGTGGTGTGATAAGCATGGGTTTCTGTACGCTGATAAAGAGATTCCTAAAGCATGGTTAACTGAAAAAGGTAAAGGAAAGAAAATCTATGTTAAATAACATTATTAAAGCACTTGAGAATTCGCCTGAAGTTAAGGCTGCATGGGAAGACTTTACAGATGCTTTGTTAGTTGAGAAGCTTAAAGAGACTTACATGAACACTCTTAATGGTGGTTGGAGTAGTCATCCTGAAGACATTGAAGAGAACAAGAAAGTTAATGCAGCTATTGCTGTTGTCTTGAGTTACTTCATGTTCATCGGTGATGCTGAGGAGTTCTTTAAGGAGGCTGAAAGTGAACGTACAGCTGATTAAGGAACATGAAGATGGTAGTGCAACATTTCAGTTTGATCTGACCAAGGATGAAGCTAATGCACTACTAACCTATGGCATCTTAGAAGCCATTAAAGCTGGTATACGTGAAGGTGATCGATTAACAGTTGAAGGAGACGATATTGAAAATCTTAGTCATACCGGACGCGCAAGTTAAAGAAGGTGTACCTTTAGAGCATCTGACATGGGCTGGTAAAGCCATTGTAGACTACAAACCTGATGTAGTTGTTAATCTAGGTGACTTTGCAGATATGCCAAGCCTTAGTAGCCACGACATCAAGGGGAGTAAGTACTTTGAAGGTCTGCGCTACAAGAAGGACATTGAATCTGCTAAGGATGCTATGAAGCTTCTACTAGCACCTTTGAGGGAACTTCAAAGGTCACAGAAAGTAGGTAAACACAAGGTCTACAAGCCTCGTATGGTTCTAACTCTAGGCAACCATGAGAATAGAATTGACAGGGCTGTGAATAACAATCCTACTCTAGAAGGATTGATCTCAACTAAGGACTTAGACTATGATAAAGATTGGGAAGTACACGGCTTTCTACATCCTGTATTTATCAATGGGGTGGGTTTTAATCATTACTGGCCTGTTGGGGCTATGGGAAGACCAGCAGGGGCAGCTAGTGCCATTATTAACAAGCTACATATGTCTTGTGTCGCTGGACATCAGCAGGGAAAACAGATTGCTTACGGAAAGCGTGCTGATGGTAAACCTATATGCGCTATCATTGTTGGCAGCTACTATCTACACGACGAGTCTTATATGGATCAACTTAGTAATCGGCATTGGCGTGGCTTACTGATGATGAATGAAGTTAATGATGGACACTTTGATGAAATGTTCTTAAGCATTGAATACTTGGAGAAACGATATGGATGTTAAATCATGTAGCACTTGCTTTTACAGTGAGTTGTATGGAGGTATTCATCCTTGTGTAGATTGTTTTAACTTGGATAAGTGGGTTAAACGAGATCTGTACATTAAAGATGCCTCACAGACACTGACTGAAGCTATTAAAGAGTGGGTAGATGTCAAGGAAGAGGCAGATGTAGTGAATCAACCAGCTCACTACACTGAGCATCCATCAGGTATTGAGTGCATCCAGATTACTGAGCACATGGGCTTTAACTTAGGTAATGCAATCAAATATATCTGGCGGTGTGATCTTAAAAGGGATGCCATTGAAGACTTGAAGAAAGCTAAATGGTACATTGACAGAGAGATTGATCGTCGTGAACACCGTAACATTTGAAGAACTGAAAGAGGCTCTCAAGCGTTTAGATGAGGTCACACTCTTGGAACTGCTAGGAATCCAGAGTGATGATCTTGTCGAAAGATTTGATGATGTAATTGAGAAGAAACAAGAATATTTAATAAAGGAACTAGACTAATATGACAACTATGACACCCTACCAAGAGTACATCGGTAAAAGCCGTTATTCTCGCTTCTTGGATGATAAGGGACGTCGAGAGCATTGGCCTGAGACAGTCAATCGCTACTTTGACTTCATGACCAAGCACTTGAAAGACAAGCATAACTACGACATCCCAGCTCAGATGCGTTCTGAGTTGCAAGCTGCTGTGACTAACTTGGAAGTGATGCCATCAATGCGTAGCATCATGACAGCTGGTGAAGCTTTGGAGCGTCAGAACATTGCAGGTTACAACTGCTCATACTTGCCTATTGATGATCCTAAAGCCTTTGATGAAGCTATGTACATCTTGCTGTGTGGTACAGGTGTAGGCTTTAGTGTGGAGCAGAAGTATGTTAACAAGTTACCTGAGATCCCAACTGAGTTGTTTAATAGTGGTACTACAATTACAGTTAAGGACTCCAAAGAGGGGTGGGCTAAAGCGTTGCGACAAGTCATTGCCTTACTATACGCTGGCGAGATTCCGAAGTGGGACGTATCGGCTGTACGGCCTGCAGGCACACGACTCAAGACCTTCGGTGGACGAGCCTCTGGCCCTGAGCCTCTTGTCGAGTTGTTCAAGTATGTTGTTAATAAATTCAAACTTGCTGCGGGACGTAAACTTACCAGCTTGGAAGCTCACGATATCCTCTGCAAGGTTGGCGAGGTTGTTGTGGTCGGTGGAGTGCGTCGCTCCGCTATGATCTCTTTGTCAGACTTGAGTGATGATCGTATGGCTCACGCTAAAGCTGGTAACTGGTGGGACGGTAATGGTCAACGTGCATTGGCTAACAACAGTGCTGTGTATGATGTCAAACCTGCTGTAGGCCACTTCATGCGTGAATGGTCAAGCATCTATGAATCTCACTCAGGTGAACGTGGTATCTTTAATCGTTATGCAAGTGAACTTCAAGCATCTAAGAATGGACGTAGGGAATTGGGTAAAGAGTGGGGTACGAACCCTTGCAGTGAGATTATTCTTCGCCCTTATCAGTTCTGTAATCTATCTTCTGTTATTGTTCGTAGCAGCGATAGTGTGGATACTTTACGGGCTAAAGTGCGTATGGCAACTATTCTGGGGACTTTTCAATCGACGATGACTCACTTCCCGTACCTGCGTAAGGTGTGGCAGACAAACACTGAAGAAGAGCGTTTGTTGGGTGTGTCAATGACAGGTATCTTGGATAATGCCTTGTTGAATGATCCTGATAACGCTGAGTTACCAGCTATCTTGGAAGGACTGAAGAATGTTGCTATTGATACTAATGCTGCTATGGCTGATGCAATCGGGATTAACCGCAGTGCTGCTATTACTGCCATTAAGCCAGAAGGTACTGTTTCGCAGCTTACAGGTACTGCAAGTGGTATCCATCCTCAGCACAGTCAGTATTTTATTCGTCGTGTACGTTCTGATAACAAAGACCCTCTCACTGACTTCCTGAAGTCTCAAGGATTCCCAGCTGAGCCTTGCGTTATGAAACCTGAAAGCACTACAGTGTTCAGCTTCCCAATGCGAGTTGAGAAGGGTGCTGTACTGCGTGAAGACTTGAATGCTATTAAGCACTTGCGTCTGTGGTTACTTTATCAACGCCACTACACAGAACACAAACCATCTATTACAGTTTCAGTTAATGAAGCTGAATGGCCTGAAGTTGGTGCTTGGGTGTGGAATAACTTTGATGAGATTACAGGTGTGAGCTTCTTGCCAATGGACGGAGGAACATACCGCCAAGCTCCTTATGAGTCCATTAACGAGTATGAGTATCACGACATGATGTCTAAGATGCCTTTAGGTATTGACTGGGATAAGTTCATTGAACGTACCGACAATGTTGAAGGTTCTCAGACACTAGCTTGCACTGCAGGAGGCTGTGAAATTTGATGATTACAGTCTACACAAAGGATAACTGTCCAGCTTGTGTAACTTTGAAGGCTACTCTCAAACAAGAGGGTAAGCCTTTTAAAGAGATTAACATCGGTAGAGACATCACAAGGGAAGAATTCATGAGTAAGTTTCCCACAGTACGGTCTGTACCGTTTACAGTCATTGAAGGAGAAGCTGCATGACTCTTGAATTTGAAACTAAAGCTGGTCTAGTGTTTGGCTTAGAAGCTGATCAACTGTACATCATGGATGAAGAGGAGAACATGGGAGACGATCCTGTGCCTGTTATCTATCTGCACATAGGATTCATCACCTTAGCCTTTATCATGGACTAGAAACTAAAAAGCCCCAAAGGATCACTCCTAAGGGGCTTTCTTGTTGTAATTGTAAACTTAAAACTTACAATTGCATACTTATTATTCCTCTTCGTCATCCTCAAAGCTACTAAGGAATAGAGCTACTTCAGCTTTCCTTCGTTTAACTAGACCGGGTAGTTCTTTACCGCCTCCCTTAGTCCACTGCATAAAAGCTTCAGCTGCTTCTTTCCATTCACCTCTATTGATCTTCATCCGAATAGTAGACCGCTGAAAATTGCCCAGTCCGGCATTGAAGGCAAAAGAGACACACGCATCGAAAGCCCCTTGATGACCAGCCAGAGTAGGAGCAAGTCGTAGAACACCACGTTCAAAACTACTGACATCATCTGCGAATAGTTTCTCGATCTCCTCTTTAGACCATACACGGCTATCCTCCTGTTTCAATGGATATTGTCTACGAATCATCTTAGACTCACCTTCTTTGTTTACCATAGGTAATTTGATCTGTTCCTGATATAGAACATGACCATATCCAATAGTCCAGATATGAGCAGGACACAGATAGGGCCTACTCATACATCCTTCATACTGGTGCATCAAATTAGCTCCAGCCTTACTTAGTTTCATTTCTTAGCCCAGCTACGTGATCCGAACCAGAAGCCTATGATACCACCTAGCATAGCCATTTCATCCGTACTGAAGATAATGTCAGACAGCATGATAAGATCACCCATGTTCAAGACTAGATGAGGGTTTGAGTAGACATAGTAGGCAATCCAAGCATTGATAGCACACAGCTCCAATACAAAGATATAAGTCACCATAGGACGTACAGTGCCTACAAAGTTAACCACCCATCTACTAGCCTTATCCATGATCTTCTTATCGTGATCATAGGCTGCTACAGTCATTTCAGCATCAGTCTGCATTGCAATCTGATCTGTACGAATCTCCTCCATACGCTCTTGAGCTGCAAACCCTTGAGCCATCATTTGAAGTTGTAATTCAACTTGGATCTGCGCTAAAGCTAACTCATGTTTCTGATCAGCTTTATTTTGGAAGAAGTCTAATAGTTTAGGTAGACCTGAGATTAATAGACCACCTAAGGTCGAGAATAGTGATAACAATTTAAAGTCCTATCTTAGATAATAATAAAGTAACAATCCTATTAGAGAGATCATCAGGCAGAAAACGAAGGAAGCCTACGAACCACCAAGCAGCCCATCCGTAGCACATAATCCTACAGAATAAATCGAACTGCTTCTGATATTCATTCATCGTCCACACCTAGCCTTAGCGCACATATCACCAATCTCAGAGATACCAAAGGCAACTAGAGCTACAAAGAACACAATAGCAAGACCTGCAATAAGGTATGTCATCTGTTCTTCCTCTTCTTCTTTCTGCTTCTTCTCAGCAGCCTTTAGAGCTGCTATCTCCTTAGCATCATCCCTGTCCATCTCAGCTTGTCTAGCTTTGATCTTATTCCAGACATCAATCTTACCTGTCTGCATGAAGAGCATCTTAAGTTCTTCTTCAAAGGCTCTGGCTTGCTCCAATGCCATCTCAATCTGGAGGGCATCTCCCATGTTTGAGCCTTTCTTCTCACGCTTAGCTTGGAGCATAGCCTTAGTAGCTTGGCTCTTAGCATCAAACATCTTACCGATCATAGGAGCAAGACCACCGAGATCGTTGGCTACCTTGCTTGCCTTCTTGACCATCCCTATTGCTTTTTGTAGCCCGTCCAGAGCTGCTATGGGATCAATCATTTATAGTCCTTTATAGTTTATTCATTCCAAAGACCACGTTTCTTAAGCTCTTCAATAGCAGCTTGTTGATCAACTGTTGTTGCTTCTGCTTGACCAGCCATTGAAGGTGCTTGTTGTGCCGTATCTTCAGGCTGAGTTGTATCGAGCATAGGGCCAACACGAGGAGCAAACTTAGCAGCACTTGTCCCTAACATTGTTGCTAGATCAGCTGCCTTTGAAAGCTTACCTTTACGTTGTGCTTCAGCCATCTTCTTAACAGTGTCAGGATTAAACACAACATCAGCCATAGCACGAGGATCTTTTGTGATCATGTCTGCTAAGGAAGCAAGTTCGCGTGCAATCAAACCTTGCTGTGAAGTTCCTCCGAGGCTTCGTGTAGCTCCGTAAGCATCTGCTTGTAAGCTCTTACCTGATTCAGCTGCTGTTTTAGCAGTTTTCTGAAGCCACTGAATAGCTAGAGTTACATCGGCTTTATCAGCAGCTTGAGGGAACAAGTAATTAAAGTCACCTTTATTATTATTTAACTCTTTTAAGAGAGTTTTCATATCAATAGTTGGTGCTCCTTCAGCAGCCCCTGCAGCAGCTTTCTGTGCTTTAGCAATAACTGCTTCAAGCTGTGATCTACGTACAGTATCTAATACCATGCTTCCATCAGGACTGTTAGAAAGAACCTGACTTAGAAAGATACGCTCAGAAGGTTTAGCTTTAGACAACTTATCAATAACAAGCTCAGGTGTTAAGGCAGTAGATGTCTCAACATCAAAATACTTTGTTAATGGATAGTTTGAGTAGTCTTCAATTTTCTGTAGATTAGTTTTAAACTTATCACGTGCTCGTGCAAGATCCTCAGCACCTGCAACACCTGAATCAACAGCGTTGTCAAGAGCTTCTCTAAAGCCACGAAGAACTTTAATAGCTACACCTTTAGCTTGTCCGGGAGCTACTCCTTCAAAGATATTGCCTTTACCAAAGTCAGCCTTACCTGAGTAAGCAGCTTCACCCCAAGCTGATAAGTTTTTCTGCAACCGTTCAATACTGATTTTAGACAGTTGTTGAGGCTCAGCTTTAGTGATGTTAACAAAGGCTGGTTCTCCAGTTGGGCCAAGAACTTTTGAAGGCTCAATAACAGCTTCTTTAGCTGGTGTGACATATTCATCAATAATTTTTTGTAAGGCTGATCTAATTGGTTGTAAAGCTTGTACTTCAGGTGGAATAGAAGCTAGTTCACTTTGAATAACACCCACTACAGGATCTGTAGAAACTAGACCACCAGCTTTCTTAGCTGCGTTAAAGTCTGCATTAGCATCCTTACGGAGTCTTGCTGACAAAGCTTTACCATAGTTATTAAAAGCTGAAATAGCTGCGTTAGATGCTGTAGTAGGATCAGCGGCTTCAGAAGTTGCTCGTTTAAATACATTGTCTAAAAAACCACTAACATCTTGTGCTTGTGCTTGTCTAAACAAGTTACCAGTGCTTTCAATCTTAGGAGATACTTCAGCAGCTGCCTCTTTAGCCAACTGTACACGACTACCTGTAGCTTCACCGGGAGTCATACGACCAACACGAAGAAGCTCATCAAGATTAGAAGGCACTTGTCCTGTAGGTGCAGTCACGGCTGCTTTAGCTGCTGTCAAACCACCTTTAACAAGATAAGGTGATGTTTGAATAGCAAATTGAGCTAATGGACTATCAGGAGCAATAGCTTGAGCAGCCATACCTGTACCAGCTGCAACAGCACCTTCCCCAGTAAGTCCTAAAGCAGTACGTGGAAATAGGCCGGGAAGACCAGCAGCAGACATAGCTACAGCAGGAGCTGCAGATTGACCTGTTTCATAAGCTCCTCTATATCCTGCAATCTGTTGAAGATCTGGGCCACCAAGCTTCTTAATACCTTGCATAATTCCAGTAGAAGAGAAAGCATTAGGATCTTTGCTTTCTTTCAAGTAATCATAAAGATTACCCCATCCACCTACAATATCTACAATACCTTTAGCAGATCCTTTTAAGAAACTTTCAGCGCCTTTCTTAAATTCGTCAAAAGTAGTGCCTTTCTCTTCTAAGACTGACTCAGAAGAGACTGTAATGCCTCGCTTCTTAAGTTCTGCAATCGCCTCTTCTGCTGTTGTCATTATTTCTGTCCTTTAGCAATTTTTAACAAGTCTTCTGTACTCATAGAAGATACATTAGGTGTCTGTCCTACAAGTGGAACTTCAGGAACAAAACCTTTCAATCCTCTATTATCTCTAGCATATGTATCTAGACGAGTTGTCTCAGACACTACTTTATTAGCTTTCTTTACAAGATAGTTAATAAGTTCTTGACGGGCTTGTGGACTATTCTCAAGTTGAGGGACAATCTTAGCAATAAACTCTCGATCTGTGTTTGAAGGATTAGTACCAAGTTTCTTAATCTTATCAAGCAATAAGTCGCCAGTAACTTTAGTATATTGCTCTGAGTTGGCAAGCTTTGCAGCATCCTGACCACTTGTCATTCCCAATGTGTTCAATAGATTCAAAGCACCTACACGTCCTGTAGCAAAAGAACCTGACATCAGTTGCTGCTGATTAAGTTCTTGCATCTTCTGCAAAGAACCAAGTTCTCCAATAGCTGCTTCACGCAAATTACGTGCGTTTGAAACTTCTTTAGCATCCAACTTACCAAGTTCAACTGAGAAACTTTCTTCACCTTTAGCACTAGCTGTTGCAGTGACTTTAGCAGTTGTACGATCTACACCGCCTGTATATGGAACCATTTTCTGCTCACCGTTAACATTCTTAAATGTTACTTGACGAACAGTGTTACCTTCTTGATATGTATAAACAGGTTCACGAGTGCCTTCAGCTACACCAACTTCTTTAATAGTAGGTTTAGAACCTTCTTTAGCAGTCAAACGATTAAGTTCACGTTTATAAGCTGACTGCCACTCAGGAGTGCCTCGATCAGCTTCTTGGTCTGCAATACCTGCAGCATTCTTCTGCTCAGGTGTAAGCTTCTCAGCCAATCTAGAAGCTGCTGTTGCTTGTTCAGTAATCAACTTCTGACCTGACAACTCCATTGCAGCTGCACGTTGCATGATCTGATAACCAAGTTCAGGATCAGTTCCTTGAAGAGCTTGAGCCATTTGACGTAAACCTTCAGGTGTATTAGTATCAAACTGAGAAGCCATCTGACGAAGCATAGTAGCTCTCTTGATAGCTGGATCTTGTACATCCACACCAAAAGCACCAGCTAAGCCACGACCTAAATTACTTGTATTCTTGTAGATGTTGTAGGATGTCTGCTGCTGAGGAGTCATCTGAGCAAACTGCAAAGCCTTCTGCTCAGTCAGTTGTCGTTGCATTTCCTCAGGAGTACCCATGCCTCCAAACAAACCTTGTGGTAGTGTTGCCATTATTGTTCCTTAAGGGTTACTGTATCCAATTGTCTGGAAGTATGGATTAACTACAGCGTTATAGTTAGCATTCTTAGCTGCTGTAGAGCCTGTAAGACCACCAATCAACTGACTGATAGGATCTGTTAGACCACCCACTACAGCATTGTTACGTTGCATCTGCAAAGCTGCTGCCTGTTGAGCTGCTTGATTCTGAATGTTAGCTGCATTGGTAGAACCTGCTGTGATAGCTGATCCCAAAGCTGAGCCTTGAGTCAAAGCATTCAAGCCTTGATTCTCCAAGTTAATAGCCTGTTGAGCATACTGACTGTAAGGAGCTAGAGCTTGTGTCTGCAATCCGAAGCCTTGACCTGACAAGTTCAAACCACCTGTCATCAAACCTTGACCGAACTGCACCTGTTGCTGACCAGCTTGTTGAGCCTGAGCAGCCAACTGAGCATCCTGCTGAGCACGAGCATTGTACAGAGCTGCCATCTGAGGATTAGTTGCTTGCAAGCCGGGAGCACCAGCTGTGTAACCTTGAGTAGTTGCACCTGTAGCTAGACCTAAACGACCTTGCTGTTGTTGTTGGTTAGTCAACTGAGCTAGTTGCTGTTCACGACCGGGAGCTAACAGTTGCTGTTGTTGAGTCATGTACTGCTGAGCAGCCGCTTGAGGTGACTGAGCTACATACTGAGCACCTAGGTTAAATAGTCCTGCAGCTTGAGCATTGACATTAGGCTGATAAGCTTGGATCTGCTGAGCTTGCCCCAATGCAGTACCAGCCATGCCCATCAAGCCTTCACGAGCTGCTGCAACATCTGGAGCTACTTGATAGCCTGCACCGATAAGTTGACCTGATGTAGGATCATATTGGAAGCCTGACTTACCAAACCTTGTAGTAACTCCTACAGGTCGGAACTGTGCAGCCTGTGCAGCTTGATTAGCAGCGTTAGTGGTAGCATTAGCAGCTTGATTAGAAGCGTACACACTACCTGCAGTGCCCAACAGAGGGGCAATTAAGTCTGTCCAGTCAGCCATTAGTATGTACCTCCATCGACTGTTGCTGTGAATGTACCAGAGACAGTTAGATTAACTGCTGTGGCTGTTCCAGTTAAAGCTGCGTTGTTAGCATCAGGTTTAGAATTCACTGCTGATGCAATGTTATCAAACTCAGTGTTAACTTCAGTGCCTTTAACGATCTTGCTAGGATTACCTGTTACAAGGCTATCCTTAATTGCAAAGTTAGTGGTCTTGGTATAGTTACTCATCGTGTCTTCCCTGTCTTAACATAGACATCAAGTTTCTGAATGGATATTGATTTATCAAATACTGTAGTTTCAAAACCTAGTTGAATAACCTTACCTGATCCACCAATGTTAATAATCTTATTATCGAAGGCTGTACCACCATATTCTGCAATGTTGTACTCAGCTATGTTATATTCAGCTACTGAGGCATTGGCTAAGGCAAACTGTCTACTGTTCAGAATGTCACTGTAATCAAAGCCAAACTTCAATGTAACTGGATAACCTTGACCTCCAATAACTGTTACACCTACTTTCTTCATTAACTTAATCACAGTAGGTGACTGGAAGTCAAAGTAATTGGTGTAATACTTCATCAAGTAGTTATTACTGTTGTCTTTATAGCCACCATACTTAGCAATGTATCCAGCTTTACCCATCAATAACTCTTTACTGCGGGTGTACTTAAAAGCATAAGGTACTAGACCATCCCAAGTTGTAACCCTGTTAGCACCATTCTGTAGAGGTGCTCTCATGTCAAAGCAGTACACAATCTGACGAGCTGGTAGAGACAATAAGTAGAAGGCTTCCTTATCTGAGTATGTAGCCTTAATCTCATCAGCATCTTCTAAGCTTACCTCCAATACTAAGTCATCACGTACATTGGCACTGATGTCTCGCATTGGAGCTGACTTCTCTTGAATGGTACGCATCAAAGAACGTACACCTGAATCAGACAAGAAGATAATATCTCCACCAGTTGCAACTACTGAGTCCCTAGCTACACAGCCAATACCTGTAATAGCATCTGACAGTGTGATATTGTTAGGATCTCCAGCATTGGCATAGATCAATATCTGTCTACGACCAAAGATGATTAAGAAGTTATTGTGAGCTGCTAAGGCTACAATCTCATCAGCACCGTTAGGCCACACTTGAGAGACATCTAAAGTACCAGCTGTACCTGTATTCAAGACATGACCTGAGAGTAAGTCTGAGAACTGTACAGTACTCTTAACTGATGTGTTGTTAGCTGACCATGTACGACCATAAGCACTGATCACACAGTTGTTACTAGACACTGAGCCTAAGTAGCCAGTCTTCTCAGAGATACGCTTATATGTAGTTGAACTGGTCGCAGGATCGAACACTAGAGGATCATGTCCAGATTGATACAGGAACATACAGCCATTCAACGGAGCCATCTGCCAGTTGTCATCTGTAATGGTAGGAGCTGTACCACCACCTCCGTAGGTCAGCTGTGACAGTGTTGTACCTACCAGTTTAAATAGCTTATTGTTACCAGCTGCTACAATGTATGAGTTACCTGAGTTATCAATCAACTCACCGATAGCTTTAACGTTAGCCTCACCTAAATCACTATTAGTTGAGTGTGCTGTAGTCCATCCCTTACGAGCACCAATACGTCCAAACTTATCAATCACACAGTTATTAGCTACCGTAGCAAAGCCAGCCTCTAAAGAGACTGACGAGTCTTGTGTGTTCAACCCCATAAATCCGGGAGCTGACACAGTAGTAGTTAATATCTTAGCTACCATTAGACATCCACCCAAGTAGTTTCTTCATCGTAGCGGTTACGCTCAATAGCTACAGCATCTGCCAAAGCTAAACGATATTGTTGATAAATCTCACTGAAGGTTGAACCTCCATCTTCACCTCGCTCACCAACAGCTTTAGCGTAAGCTAACATCTGTACTAAGTGATGAGGAACCTTTAAAGTATCCGCATCAGCTGTTAAGTCAGCTTGAGGGATAACTAACTCAAACCTCAGTGAATAGACACCATCAGGCTGAGGCCATACATCCACCTGAGTATCATCACCGGAGATACCGTTGTAGTTGTAGTACACCGGAGCTGCATTCTGAGTTGTACCTAAGTAATACTGTCTGTTCATCCAGTTAGTTGGAACAGCTCTCATAGGTACATCTTCAGTGTCATTCAATACATCTACAGTACGAAATCTCTGACCTGAACCTGTTAAGGTATAGTTACGAGTACTAGCTACTGTAGGCAATACAATAGTCTGTGTGAGGACATTCCAGTCATGAGCATCCTCAATCTCCCGCTTAGCATCATTAACAAAAACACCTATAAGGGAACTATATGGAGTATCACCTACTGACGATACTTCAGTCTCCCTTAGACGTACTAATACGTTGTTAACCAACTGTAGATATGTCGTAGCCATTATCTTCCCTTATATTTGTTTAATATGGTAACACACTTTTACTATCTTGTCAAGTAAAATAGTTACTTTTTCTTACGTTTCTTAGCAGCTTCAGCTTCACTAATGGCAATTGCAATAGCTTGTTTACGGGATTTCACCACAGGGCCACCCTTACCACTGTGGAGAGTACCTTCTTTGTACTCACCCATAACCTTCTTCATCTTATTCTTAGCTGTTCTCTGACCTCGTGTAGGCATACTCATATTACTTCATCCCATGTAGTTTGTTGTCTAAAGCTAACCAAATAGCTCCAAAGAAAGCACCTATAATAATGATAGGTTTAACAGCTTTAGCGATCCATTCAAGTACTTGGAAGGCTCCTGAGGCTGCATTGAAAGCTTTAACCACCTCTTGAGTGTTCTTATCTAGAGTGTCTACCTTAGCTTCAACAGCACATAAACGCTCATAGATCTGTGAGTGAGTAACTTCGTCTGTCATGGCTTACCTCAAGGAGCCACAGGCCACTCAACAGTCCAAGGAAAACCAGCTTGAGATGGAATATCCCTCAATGCTTGGCAGTAGTCTTTCCACTCTTGTGAAGGTGTCATATCACTACGAAATCTCCAGTCAGTCTCAGATAACTTAAAGTCTCTTAAGTAACGAACACTCTTAGCCTGTTCAGCATCCTTCTGAGCCTTATAAGCAGTTTCGTGCTCAAGGGCTGTAGTTGTTACACCATCTACAACAGTATCAATAAAGGTAGGGCCTAACACATACTTTGTGTACCACTTACCATTTACTTGCTCAACACCTTGTGCTTGAGAGTATTGGTAAACAGTACCGCCTGACGCTTGTGGGCCTTCAAACACTACATCAGCCCCTAGATCATTGATGAGAGCCTCTGTAAGTTGTTGGGGTAGTGATGTGTTTGGAAAGAGTGTACGGAACTCACTCTCGTACATGACTTGTCCAGATGTTCTGATTCGTACTTGCATATAAGTCCTTTAAGCAATTGCTAAAAATATGTATGTAACTCCGCTATCGTTTACATTTGCCCCGTTAGAGTTAACAATGAATCCTGAAGAATCAGTATCAATAGCGTCATATACAGTTTGCTCTGCATTGGTAAGATTAAGGAATAGCTCCGGTTCATTACCAGCCACAATTCCTCGTGCGGTGTCATATACACGCCAGTGTCCAGCAGCACTTGTTGACTTGATCAATACAAACCTAGCACCGCTTGTAAAACCACAGTTAATAGTCTGGCTTGATCCGTTACCTGTGTAGCTTCCTACTTTGGAAACACCTGCGCAGGTTGCAAAGAGGTAGGCGACATATGTCCCACCAGATGCACCAACCAAGTTATGATTTGATACTGAAAATGTTGTGGATGTGTACGCCGCACCTCCGTTCAAAGTCGACGGGCCAAGGTTTGCGCTATTAGTATTTAAGTTTAAATATACATTTACATTGCCAGCCGTATAACCAGCTGGAGGATAAAGAACAGCCCAGTTAAATAGGCCACTTCTGCTTTTAATAATTACAAGTTCTGGGGTCGCTTGTAGATTATGCGTCAATGTTTGAGCAGCACCCGTCCCTGTATAGCAAACCTCATCAAAGAAGCTGGGCGCACGTCTGAACGCCCAAACGATGTTGTTTGCAGTTGTGTCTTGCTCTAAAAAACCATTTTGGATGGTTACAGAGCCAGTAAACGCAACACGACCGGAACTAGCAACTTCCGCAGATGTTGAGGAAGTTGAAGGTAAAGTTATTTGACCTGCTCCATTATTTGAACCACGAAGCCTATCAAGCACAAAATTATTATCAGTAGTTGCCACGCCAGTTTTGTTAATAACCATATCAGTGACAAAGCCGGTGTTAGTTACTGTTGAGCCGCTGAACGTCGCCAGCGTAGGTGAAAACACACTCGTCCCGCTCGTAGGCACTTTCATCGGGCCACGACGAATGGCGATGTAGATGATGTTTTTGTTTTTTCCAAATTGACCTGAGCCAGATAAGTAATCAACGCTAAACCCAGTTGCAGACGGAAAAATATCTGCACTTCCGGGAGAGCTTTCTCCACTAGATGCATTTGCAGATAAATTTTGACTATTTTTAAGCGACATACCTCTCATGTTGTCAAATAATGCCCAATTGCTTAATCCATTAGACATTTTTGTAAGAATCCATTGAGGTTCCCATCCCAGATTTACAGTTGCCGCTCCTGTTGTTGCGTCAGTCGTAAACGACCCACACGAAATCACATTGTCTGTACCAGTCAGACCAAAGCCTCCTGCGTTATGGGCGAATAGGTAGGCTACGTAGGTAGCGCCCACATTATTTGCGTTATCGTTAGAGCTTCCTACAAATTGTGGACGAAATGTGGTGCTTGTAAAAAGCGTGGAATAACCAGCAGGATTATTTTGTGGGGCAACTGTTGAGTTAAGCTCAAATCCCGTCACATCTGTGTTTCCACCTGATCCTCTATGCCAAACAGCCCAATCACTGGTTGAGTTTATTTTTTTACAAATGACCATTCCCGGTGCAGCACCAAGATTATGTGCAATTTCCGTTGATGTCGAACCTGTACCAGTATAAGTCACAACATCAAAGAACTTTGGTGTTGGCTTCAGTACAATATCTACATAAGTAGCACCGCTTGTATTGATCTTTGCAAGTGTTCCCCATGTATGTCCATCAGCATTAAAAGCTGTTAAACCTTGGGATTGTGTTGTTTGTGCGGCTGTAGAGTTAGACACCAAGTCATAAGTAGCACCCCTAAAAGTATCGTACCAAGCCCAGTCTGTAGCGGCTGAACGAGATTTAGAGATAACCAAAGCACCAGTATTCTCTTTAACTCCTGTGGTAACTGTTTGGCTTGCACCTGTGCCTGTCCTTAAATAAACAGAACAAAAATCCTCAATGTATTTAACATCATTCGATACCTGTGAGGCATTAGCTGAGAACATGGTTTTCCTTACATTTATCAAGATGCCACTTAGCTAAGTTTCCACCACTTGCCCAGATTCCACAATGAGGACATTGATCTTTACGCTTAGGTTTACGCATCTTTTCAGTTGTTGTTTTCTTTATGCCTGTTGTACCTTTGATAATTGCTTCTCTGCGTTCATCAGTACAAGGCTTTCCAAATAAAGGATGTTTAGAACCTTTTAATGATTCGCTAATCTTTCTCTTTGTTTCATCAGAGTAAGGCTCTCCATCATTCATAAAAGTAGCACCGCCATAATGTTTATTGTAGCTTTGCTTATCTTTTACAGCATTAAGTAATTTGAGATAGTTAACTTCTAATTCTCGAATGTACTTGCGATCTGCCACGACCAATACTTCTCTTGTCCAATCATCAGGTTTAGCAACAATCAAAGGCTTCACATATTTTGATGAACAAATATATCCATCTTCTGGGTGGCAGTTTTTAGCCGTGCGACTACCAACATACCACTTTCCAGTAGATTTCTCAGTCCATCGATAAAGATATGCTTGTGTCATTGTTAAACTGTGTAGTTCTTGCCAGCATCTGAACCATACCAATTAGTACCATCAGCCGTAAAGATGTACTTATCCAGCTTAGAAGCGGTACTTGTAATGGTAGGTGCAGTTCCACTAGGCCACTTCACAGCGGCAGGCCATGTCACAGTACGGCTACCTGTACCATCTTGTTTGAGCAACATAATGAAAGACTTACCTGCTGTCGCTGTAGGAAACGTAAAAGTACAGTTACCTGTCAATGTTGGGATTTGAACTGAGCCATTAGCGAGGTCAATCGTTGCCGCAGTACCAGTATTAAATGCATAGACTTCTTCTGCGTAACCATTGGTGAATGTACCAGCTTCAATGGTCTTGTTAGTCAGGGTTTGAGTATCTGTAGTACCTACGACAGTACCTGATGGAGCAGTCTTACCACCCCATGTAGTTAGGTCAGCGTCATAAGCTTGTACGGAAACTCCGATGTCCCCTGTCGAGAGGAAGCTACCAGCTGTAAAGGCTGCTTGAGTCCATGCACTACCACTCCACACATACAACTGACTACCTGTGGAGTTCCAATAGAGAGCACCTGTTAGAAGTGCATTACCATCATTATCCACTGATGGAGCTGATGTCTTAGAGCCTAAGTAGCGATCATCGAAGGAATCATAGGACGCTGCTGCAGCACTAGCTGAGGCACTAGCTGCAGAGGCCGATGTAGAAGCTGCTGAGGCTGAGTTAGCTGCATTGGTCGCTGATGTTGCAGCTGCTGAAGCTGATGTAGCTGCTGATGTTGCACTACCGAGGATAGAGTCAACATAAGCCTTACGTGTAAGATCATCATCAGCACTTGGAGTAGCTGTACTTGTAACCTTATTAGAACCCATGACAATGTTACCTGTCATAGTTCCACCTGCCAGGGCTAACTTAGCATCACCGACAGTATCTACGTAACCTTTAGTGGCAGCATCTGTGCTTGACGATGGAGTACCTAGGCCTGTAACCTTGTTAGTGCCCATTGCAATGTTGCCAGTCATTGTACCACCTGACAAAGGTAGCTTAGCTGCAATAGAGTTAGTTACAGTGGTAGAGAATGAAGCATCATCATTCAAGGCTGCTGCAAGTTCATTTAAGGTATCTAGAGCTGCTGGAGCACCGTCCACTACAGCTGCAACTTGAGCATCTACATAGGCTTTGTTAGCTGCATCACCTGAGTTAGTTGGGTTAGGCAGGTTAGTAATGGTAGCTGAAGAGGAAGCATCCATGTCCAATGTACCGTTAATGGTTACATTGTTGAATGTAGATGTACCTGTAGAGGCTGTCACATTACCTGTGACGTTGCCTGTAACGTTACCAGTTACAGCACCTGTGTGAGTACCTGTTGTGTTACCTGTAACGTTACCTGTCAAAGCACCTACAAAGCCTGTAGTAGCTGTAACTGTTGTACCTGTCACAGCAGCTGCTGTAGTACCACCAATAGGGGTATTGTTAATAGTGCCACCAGTGATAGCCACTCCAGCGGCTGTACCACCTGTGATGGCAGCTGCTGAAGCTTCTTGATTACCTAGAGAGCCTACAACCTTAACAACTGTACCTGAGTTGTCTTTAGTGTACAGCTTCTTATCGGTGACGTTAATGGCTAACTCACCTTTAGTTAGATCCCCTGATGCAGGTACAGCTGATGATGTACTGCTATTCTTTGTAATGATCGTAGTCATTTAAGCTCCGTATTGTGAAAGATACCAGTCACGTAATGGTGTTGCGACATCACGAGGAACTGCTGGAAGAAGTTGGTTATAGTTCTGCTGTACCTTAGTGAAATAATCACCTGTGTACATTGGAGGCAACTGTGTAGGTAATCCTGCTGTGTTTACAGTAGTACCACCTGAACCTACTAAGGCAGCTCCTCCTAAACCACCTAACAAACCTAGACCACCCTTAAGTAAGTTAAGCATCTGAGCATCAGTTAAACCTAGCTCATTAGTCTTATTAGAGGTAGTCGGTGCAGTAGTAGTAGTAGGTGTCGTTACCGCTGGTAAAGCTGCTGTAATAGGAGCTACAACATCAGCTACTTTAGGTGTTGAAGGGGCTGTTACAACTACTTCAGGTGTGACAGTTGCAGGAGTAATTACTGGTAAAGCTGCTGTAATAGGAGCTACAACATCAGCTACTTTAGGTGTTGAAGGGGCTGTTACAGTTACTGTTGGCGTTGTAGCAGCTGGAGTAGCTACAGCAGGTGTTAAAGTTGCAACTACAGCATTAACAGCTTCTTGAGTTGTCTTAGGATTACTGCTTGTAATAACCTGTTCAGCAATAGCTGCAGACTGAGCCGGAGTAATTGTAGGAACCAAAGAACTAATAATAGTAGCTACATCTTGATTAGTTACAGGTGTCTGTGCTGTTACAGTTACTGTAGGTGTAGTAGCTGGCGTTGTAGGCAAACCTGCAATAGTGTTCAGAATAGCTGATGTAGTATCAGTGTTACCAGACATCATACCCTTATCAGCTGTACCTGTAACTTGTACATTAGCTAAGTTAGCTGGAGTAGTTACATTAGAAGCTAACTGGCTGTTAACCAAGTTCAATACAGCTTGATCAACCTGCTGAGGTGTGGATGTACCTGTAACCTTAACTGTGCCTGCATCTGTAACTGCTGGTGTAGATACTGTTGCAGCAGGAGTTGTTACTAAACTGCTTAACAGACCACCTGTGTTAATAACTGGGGCTGCTGTGCCTGTTACATTAACAACATCTGTAGCTGTTGAAGTTGGGAGTGTAGTAGGTGTAAGTCCTTTGGTAGCAGCTCTAATAGCACTATCTACCATTACTTCATTATAGCCACTAGAACCTAATATATCAGCAATCTGACTCTGAGACAAACCTTGAGCAGCTAACTGCTTAGCATCTGCAATAGCTAGTTGTCTCTCTGTGATACCTACATCAGCAGTAGAACCTGTAGCTAGGTAGTTATCTAACAAAGAACTACCATAAGAAGCCCCACCAGCTAACAGAGCACCTTTAAGAATGTCCTCTGTAGTTCCACCTGCTAAAGCTGTAGTACCTCCACCAATGGTAGCACCTGTAAGCCCGGACAAAGCCGAGCCTGTCAAACCTGTAGCACTGCCTAGCATACCTGAAATAAAAGGCAAACCTACCGTAGAAGCTGCCAAACCAATAACAGGAGCTGCTGCAGCTAACAAGCCACGATCACCACCACCTGCAAATGTACCTGAGTTAATTACTTCACCAGTCTTAGGATTTACAGTCTGCCAGTTAGCTGGGTTATTAGGATCTACTTTTGTTTCGTAAACGACTTGGGGAATTCCAGCAATTTGCTGATCAATATTATCCCCTTCAATGATAGTTCCCCGAGCTGTCGGTATAGCTCCTGTCTTTTGGACTTGAGCAATTGTTTGAGGTGTACTAGCTGGTACTTCATTCTTAAACTGAGATAGAGCGTCAATAACTGACTGATTATAGATAGCTGTGCCTTCAGCATTAGTATGCAAAGCATCAACTAACAGGTTCTTGTTCTGTAGAATCTCACCTTGAGTGTTAACCAAAGCAACATTAGAGTTAGCCTTAGCAACATCTTTATAAATCTGATCTACTTCAGGGTTAAACTTATTATCAATAACATCTTGCACTGATGTAGCGTAAGGTGAACCAGTCAAGACAACATTGACACCTTGGTCACCAAGTGTCTTAACGATCTGGTTTAGATTGTCTTTAACAACAGCTTTATCTACGCCTTGAATGAAGTCAACACCACCAGCTTGCAAATAAACTGTAGCATTAGGATCAAACTGACCACCACCTGCCAAGAATGTATTGAGTTGGTTAAGAGTGTCAGTAGTTGTAGACCCACCTACAGCGTAGTTAGATGTCTGTTGACCTGTAGCTTGAGTAAGAGCATCTTGCAAGGCTGTATTGGTACTATTCCAACTAGCACCTGCCATGATGTTACCACTAAGCATCCCACCTGATTTACCACCAGTTGCAGCAGCTACATCTTCAGGTGAAATACCGTACTGAGCCATTGCAGCTTGAGTTTCAGCTGCTGTAGGATTAGTAGCTAGGAAGTTATTAATATCAGCGTACAAGTCAGAAGCTGTACCTCCGTTATTCAAACGCCAAGCAAGCGCATCAGAAATAGCCATGATTACTCGCCTTTTCTATATAGTTCAAATGTATTGATAGTGTTCATTGTCGAGCCAGATTCAGATTCCATACGTACCTGATCACCCTCTTCCAAGACAACATAAGCACCACCATCAAACTTAATAAACTGTGTTGGGCTTAAGACATAATTATCTAGTACGTGAATCTCAGTAGTTGTACTAGCATCGTACCAGATTGCATCAATAGCTTTGTTGTTACCAGTTGTATTAACCACATAACAAAGATTCCACTTAGCATAGTAACCAGTTGGAACCGTATAAATTGTTGTCTTAGTTGCTGCTGTCAGCACTGTCCCCACTGATACTGATCTCATCTTTAGCTACCTTTTTAGTTGTCTTTACAGCTGGTGTTACTACCTCTTGTACCTCAGTGTAGCCGCTGTGCTTACGCATCTCAGCAATCTCATGCTCTTGGAAGAACTCAACTGTGTTACCTGATTGATTGCACTTAAATTTCATACTAATAAACCTTTCTGATGTACCACCCTTGATACATTAAAAAGGCTCCCTCCTTGTGAGAGGGAACCTAGTTAGCTATTAAGCTGGAACGACGAGGGCAACGCCACCGTAGTTACGCAACTCAGCGCAGCCGTACAAAGTATCAGCTGTGAACAATGTACCGAGGTACTCTTGTTTGTACTGAGTCTGTGAACGAACACCAACTTGCTCCACCAACACCATTGAGTCTTTGTGAGCCATCAAGCACACACGACCAATGTTAGTACCGGAACCGTCAGCAGCTGCATTAGCGTAACCAGCATTGGATGTAACATAGACTGGAACACCGTAGATGTCACCGATCATACCGTTACGGATGCTGTTAGCTGTACCTGCCTCACCAACGCTGTTGAAGGTTGTGAACTCAGACAAACCCAAGATGGTGTTACGTACAGAAGGAGGAATCAAGAAGAAACGATTGTCCATAGGAACATCGCTGTCATCAAGACGCTGAATTGTACGACGAATACCAGCAGCTGTCAAAGCTGAGGCATTACCAGCACCTGAGGAAGCTGAGTAGTCAAACGCTGTAGAACCGTCACCACCGATGAAAGCACCTGCGTAGCGGTAGTTACCAGCACCAGCTGTGGAAACGTTGAACTGTTGACCCAAAGTGATCAAGTCAGTATCAACTTGCTTACCCAAAGCGTAGCCAGCATCATCTGTATAGAATGAACGCAAGCTAGACAGTGCTTGAGCTTCAACGATGTCCTCGATCAAACGTGAATACTCGTAGTGCTTGTTGATAGACACTTGAACTTCAGTCTCAGTGGCTGCAATCAATGTCACTTGTGTAGAAGCTGCCTTAGCTGAAGCTGTGCCACGTGCAGGGACTGGAATGTGAACTGTGTCACCTTTCTTGCCCTTGAAGCTCATCTTCTTAACTAGGTTAGCTGCAACCAAGCTCTTCTTATAGGCTGCAACAATCTCGTCACTCCATACTTCTGGAATGAACGTTGCTGCAGTCGTTGTGGTTACGTGATTTGTACCTAAAGCCATTTTATAAATCTCCTGATGATTAAATTAATGTGTTTATTTGACTCGTCCCTCTGCGTAAGCTGCCATAATCTCAGGCTGTAAAGCTTCGTATCGGTCTGGGTCTTGCATTCGTAGCCGGATAAGGTCGGTACGACGATATACTTTCTTAGATGATTCTCCAGTTCCTCCCACATCAACACTAGCTGCTTTCAGATTCTGTTGTCTAACAGCTTTACCTGCGTCAGTAGTTTGTTGTGTCTTAGATGTTCGGATCTGTTTGAATGTTGAAATCAACTCATCAGCAGCATTAAAATCGTAGTTGGCATCAGCCATAGCATAGATGTTTAAGCGCATTGGAGAGGATTTAATCCACTCAATAAACTCACCATCACGTACAATATCTGCAAAGTCAGGATGCTTCTTGTTGAGCATTGCTTGTGTCTGAATCTGCTTGAGCTGTAACGCTGCTTGCTTGGCTGCTAACACATCTGGATGATTAGCTACTGCATTGTTGAGATGTTTCTGAGGATCTTCAAAGAAATCTATCTCTGGTGTCTCTTCTTTTGGTTGAACTTGTTGTTGCTTTTGAGCTAAACTCTGTTTAAGTAGTTCGTCAGCGAGTCTTCGTACTTCACCCACCTCCTGAGCTTGACGACCGATAAGCTTTTCAGCCTCTTGGTGCATCTTAACAATGTCTTCAAGATTCTTCCCTTTGTACTTCTCAGGGATCTCTACCTCATTGCTGGTCTCAGTCTGTTGAGCTTGCTGGGTCTGTTGTTGTTCCAGCTTAAAGTCTTCAGCCTCGATCTCACTACCTTGATTAGAACTTAGTTCCTCATTATCAATTAAAGCCATACCTAACCTTTCCCTGTCCACGATGGGATTACAGGATATTTACAAGATGAATCTAGTGGGTTGCCCGAAGTTACTCGGATCCTCTCTTTTGTTCCTGCTTGAGCCTGTCAGCTCTCACAGCAGCCCATTTAGCTGTAGCACCGGGAAAGTCGCCAGATATAGCGTCTAAACCAATACTAGGTGCTGAAATGAGCCTGATAGCGTCCTTACTACATACTTTGCATTTAGCAGTCGTATGATCACTATCAACTAGCGATTCGGTTATGTGATCGTTAGGGCACTTAAAGTCGTACAGACGTTTACTCATTCTGTAACTCCTCGTACACCTTCTCACACGTAGCCTTACGCCCTAAAACTAATTCAAGAATATCCAACTGACCCTTACGGAAATAAAGTGATTGTGTGTCCGTTACAGTTGATATGTCGTTTAAACTAGCTTTAATCTTCTCAAAGTCTTCAATTAAGAAGCCCCAACCCTTAGTACTCATAGTATTAAAGGTTTCTTCGTAGTAAACTTGTAGTTCTTTGTCCATTTAAGGAGAACCTTCCTATTAAATCTTAAATAATATTAATATTTTAACATAAAAAGACTTGACATGCACTAGTAACATGTGCTACAATTACGTTTTAACTTAAATAAAAAGGATTACTATGACTTTTAAGTATAAAACTACAGCTCAAGAACGTGCTAACATGTTGCAGTGGCTTCGTGAAGGAGTCTCATATACTGAGATCTCCAAGCGTTTAGAAGGTAAATTAACCAAGCAACGTATTAAACAAATAGCTCAAAAGAACGGTATTGATGCTTTAAAGATACGTCAAGCCATCAAAACTAAAGAATATACAGACAAAATGTTTGCTAAGAACGGTTCTAAATGGAACGATCCTGAGTTTACTAAGTCTTTAATCTTTCAATCTATGAAAGAGAAGTTTCGTAACAAGAAAGGTAACAAATATGGGTGGGAATGGACTATTGAGTTTGGAGATCTAGAGTTTCCATCACACTGCCCTGTATTAGGCCTTGAACTTGACTACTTTACAGAGGGTAAAGGACGTTTAGAGAACTCAGTATCCTTTGATCGTGTAGATCCTACTAAAGGTTACGTTAAAGGTAATGTCATAGTGATGTCTTGGAGAGCTAATCGCATTAAAAACGATGGAACTTCCCAAGAACATCAACTAATTGCTGACTTTATGCGTTCTTATTCTTCTTAGTCATCATCTGAAGGCTTGCAATCCTTTCGTTGCTGGCGATGTCAGCAGCTTTCAGGTTAACTTGCTTCTCTTTTAGCATCATGTCAGCCAGTTTCAAGCGTTTATCGAAATCACTGCTCTGATCAATGTTCGTTGCAGCAGCTTGAATGACCTTAACACGGTGCTCTTCAGGGATCATCTGAGCCTCAATCATGGTCTTTTGAGCTTCAGCTTGTTGCTTTTGAGCCTTAGACTGGAGATCTGCCACCTGAGCCTGTGCAAGTTGCATCTGAGCCATCTGCTGAGCCTGTTGAGCCTGTTGAGCTTCAGGATTAGGTTGAGACATCTGATCCAAAGCTTGCATCAAAGCACCACGGTTAGACAAGGAACTGTTCTGCAAGATACCTTTAAGGATCAATGGCAGTACTGGCGTATTAGGGCCAAGTGTCTGCAAGAGTCCAATCATCTGTTGTTGCTCAAACTCACGTGCCAAGATACCCAAAGTAGCTGTTGGTACGAATGTCATGTCAACTGATGGATAACGCTCACTGTCAAACTGCATATAACGGAAGGCAGCTTTGTTAATGAACGGGATCATGAAGTCTTCTTGGAAGTTACTCAAGGTACGTTTGTACTTCTTGATGATACCTGCCATAGCCATTGACATACCACCAGCACCTGCATCACGAGGTACGTTAGAGGGCATACCTGCGCTGTCCACTGTGCCTGTAGCTTGCAAGAGCATACGCTCAAAGTTCTGCGCTGCTGCAGCTGCATTACCATCAGTCTGACCGAACTTGAAGGGATACAAGATCTCAGAAGGTGCTCCGTTAGTTAAGATAGCCTTACCGGGCTTAATCTCAAACTTAGCACCACGTGGTAGCCTTGTAGCATCCATTGCAATCATAGGAGCTGTAGTCAAGGCCAAGGAGTCCATATGAGCACGGAGCTGACCATCAATAGCTTTCTGCATATTGTAGGCCTTCTCAGCTGTACCTCGACCCCAAAAGCGACCGGGAACTGTATCATCTTCGTAAGCTACAACTGGACGATCCTTCATCATGTAAGGATTAGCCTCAGCCTTCAACAGTAGATCACCGTTGGCAATTACAACGATAGCCTCTACAAGGTTGCAGTACTCATCACCTACTGAACCCTCAGGAAACAGCTCAGCATACTCTTGCTCTTCATCTTCAGACAAGTACTCACGAGGAACTAAACCGTAGTATGTAACCAGACGTACCTTATCATCTTGATAGGTCTTCAAATCTTGGGTTACTTCCAAGTCTTCATCCTCCGCTGTAAGGGTGATGTCGACTTTCTTATAAATCCCTCGCTCAATGCCTTCCACAATCTTGTGAACGGATACATACTTCTCGATAGCAACGCCCAAAGCATCGTCAATGGAATCAGCATTAGGATCAATAAGGAAGTTCTTAGGGTTAACTGGTTTAATCTTGACCGCAACTCTATCTTTCTCTTCAACTCCAATAGCGGCTGCATTAGCAATACCGGGGATCGCTTGAGTAGCTGGGATGTACTCCTTCTCAGTCTTGACAATGATCTCACCAATACCTGTACCATAAATCTCAGCCATCAACTCAATCTGGTCAATAGCTTTTTTAATCTTGTCTCGCTTGAAGTCCTCATGCAGTTGAACCTTGATCTGTTCAACATCTAAAGGATTACCATCTACATCCTTTACATCATCTGTGATGTCAAAGAATTCACCTTGACCAAAGATAGCTTCCATGATCTCAGCGTGACGAGTCTCAATGGCTTGCTGAGTAGCTGGGGAGATAATACGACTACGCTCACTCTCACGCCCCTTATCCTCAGCAGCCCAGATACCACGGAAGATACGTTCGTATTCCAACCACAAGTCCATGTAGTTAGCGTCACGGTGATCACGCCAGCGGGTAATGTGTTGATTAACCCATGAGGTGAGTTCCTTCTCATTCTCAGTGGGTTCTTCAAACTTATCCAAGTGGTTCTCACCCATGTTATCGTCTTGTGTTAGTGCCATTGTTAGCCCTTATTGTTTAGTAACCTGAGATAGGGTCTAAGACCTCATACTCATCTTCTTCGTACTCTTGGTTGTAGTTAGCTATAGCCAGTTGATCAATGTAGCTTAAAGCATCTACCAAGTCATCATGCACACCTGCAGTTGGGAACATAATCAATTGATCTTTGAACTCATCCCAGTCTTCATCCTCATTGAAGGTAATCCTTCCGTGCTCCATCCTACCTTGTAAGCTCCAGACAACCCTGTCAGTCTTCTTCTTGTTACCGTGAGTTAAGTCCTGTATGTGAGCATAGATGTTATTCTTTCTCATCAAGTCATTCAGGTATGGCAGGACTGCATTCTTTAATGCTCCTCTCTCAATACCTATGCTTGTAGGTTCAAAGTCTCTGATAACCTTTAAGATATTGACAGCTGTCTCTCTGATGTCCCACCTACCGTGCTGTATCTTATGTACCCACCAGTTACCGTTATCCTCTAACTTAACAACTGCTATAGCTGTTTCATCCAGTCTCTTCTTAGATGCGCCAGCATTCTTACCTACTTCTTCAAAACCTGCTAAGTCAATTGCTACAATGTAACTACCGTATGCAGGTTCTTCAGCTAACTTAAACCATTCCTCTTTGAAGACATCTGCACCTGCGGTATCGAAGCTAGACAAATATTCCTGCTTGAATGCAAAGGAACTTAATGTACGCTTTGCAGCTTCAATCTCCTTAGGATCAATGGTTTCATTGTCCTGAGTGGTGAAGTGCCAACTCTTATATTCTTCATCTTGGTTATCTTGTCCTAGATTAAACATATCGTAAAACCAATTACGACCACTAGGAGTGCTAATGAATAAAGCTCTACCCTTCTTATCTGATAGTGAAGCTCGAATGATCTTCTGCCATACATCTTCCTTAATAAAGGCACATTCGTCCATCACTACGTAAATTAAGGAAACACCTCGCAGAGAATCGGGATTGTCAGCACCCCTTACAAGGATCTTCTTACCATTGATCAGAGTAATCTCTAAGTTGTTCACATGGCTAGACTTGATCACAGGTCTACCTAGCTCATGCAGTAAGTCCCACATAATCGTTCTAGCTTGTCCTAAGGTAGGTGCTATGTACATCACAGCTGACCCATCTGGACAATTCAAAGCCTCAATCAACAACGATACAGCTGATAGACGAGACTTACCACACCTTCGACCTGCAGCTACCACTTTAAAGCGTGTAGTATCTTTAAAGACACTTTGCTGCCATTTAAGCAGTTGGAAGTTCAGTTGTGTCATACGTCTATTACCTCATCGTTGGTAGACACAACAGGACTGTTAAGACCTGATATATTGATACTGATCTGGGGCATATTACCACCACTCTTAGCTGTATCAAAGACTGAGGCTGGTAAGATTCTGTCCATAGCTAACTTGATAGCTGCCATCTGTCCGGGATGCTCATCATCCAAGGCAATCTGGATCATCTTATCTAAGATTCTAGTACCACCTGTAGCTAACAGTCTTTCCTTGAACTCTTGAAGCCTACCTGCATCCCCTACGGGTCTGCCTACCTTATTCTTAGTTCTATTCTTAACAGCTTGAAGATCACTCTTAGGTGGTCTACCTTTTCCACGAAGCTTGGGTTTAATCAATAGTGGTTCCACCACGGAGACATCATCTTTAACTTCTTCTTGCAACATCGTCTTTGTCCTTTATAGGGAGACTTTTAAGTGTAGTACTATAAAGTACCTAAGACATTAACATAAATGTTATATAGAAATAACATTATAAGTAACTTATTTAAGTAATATATTAATAATAACT